AAGAAATAACGGAGTAAAGAATGGCACTCACCGACAAACAAGAAATGTTCTGTCGCGAGTACCTCATCGATTTAAACGCTACGCAAGCGGCTATTCGGGCGGGGTACAGCGAGAAGACCGCGAACGAACAGGGCGCTCAAAACTTAGCGAAAGTTAGCATCCAGATCAGAATCTCCGAACTCAAAGCTGAGCGCAATGACCGAATAGATATTGACGCTGATTATGTTCTAAAGCGCTTGTTCGATATAGACCAGATGGATGTGCTAGATATCCTCACTGAGACTGGCGACCTTAAACCGGTTGCGCAATGGCCTAAAGTGTGGCGCACAACCCTGTCAGGGCTTGATGTTATGGCAATGGGTGGCGATGGCGACACGGCAGGACTGCTCAAGAAGATTAAATGGCCGGATAAGGTTAAGAATCTTGAGTTGCTCGGCAAGCATATCAGTGTGCAGGCCTTTAAAGAGCAGGTTGAGCAGAAGGTCACCGCAACGCACAACATCATGCCAGTGCCATTCTGTGATAGCGCGGATGACTGGGAAAAGGCAGCTCAGAAGCAACAGGGTGAGGTATTGGGTGGATGAATTACAAAGCCGTCTGGAAACCTCTTCCCGGGTCACAATCTCTGTCCCTTAGCTGTCCATGCAATGAAATCCTGTACGAGGGCACTCGCGGGCCCGGCAAGACTGCCGCACAGTTAGCGCGCTTTCGTCGCCTTGTCGGCCTCGGGTATGGTTCGTTCTGGCGCGGGGTAATATTCGATACCGAGTATAAAAACCTCACAGACATCGTTACGCAGTCCAAGCGTATGTATCGCCTTTTCAATGATGGCGCTCGTTACCTTGCATCAGCATCGGAGCTACGATGGGTATGGCCTACGGGTGAAGAGCTGTTATTCCGCTTTGGAAAGGAAGAGGGTGACTACTGGGACTATCACGGACAGGAATTTCCATTTATAGGCTTTAACGAGCTAACAAAGCAGCAGTCCAGTGAGTTCTACGAGATGATGTTCTCCTGCCGACGTTCATCGTTCCGTCCGCAAGATTACCCATTAGATGGTGGCGATTTGCTCAGGCCAATACCGCTTGAGACATTCAGCACCACTAACCCGTTCGGTATAGGACATACATGGGTTAAGAAACGCTTCATCGAGCCAGCACCGCGCGGCACCATCATTCGTGAAACGCAGAAGGTATTTAACCCTCAGACTGAACGCGAAGAAGATGTAACGCTTACCCGTGTGGCTATACATGGCTCATTCAAAGAAAACCCGTATCTCGATCCGCAGTACATCGCAACGCTGATGGCTATCAAAGACCCGAACCGTCGCAAGGCTTGGGTAGAAGGCTCATGGGATGTGACCAGCGGTGGGCGATTTGACCACTTGTGGAATGAATCGCTGCACGTCATTAAGGCATTCACCATCCCCGAAAGTTGGACGGTTGACCGTTCCCATGACTGGGGTGAATCGAAGCCGTTCTCTAACCTTTGGTGGGCTCAGGCCGATGGAACAGAGGCAACGCTTCCTGATGGACGTAAGTTCTGCCCTCCTGCCGGATCACTAATCCTCATTGGTGAATGGTACGGCTGCCCGCCTGAAGAGCTAAACAAGGGCCTGAACATGTCATCCACAAACGTCGCTAAAGGCGTCGCTTGGGTAGACAAGCGTCTCGCCGGTGAGGAAGTAGAGGAGCCGGAAGAGACGAAGGGTAAGGGCCAGATGCATATCGTGCCAGGCATATGCAGCAAAGTTATCCCGGGCCCAGCTGATAGCTCAATCTTCAACACTGGCGACAATGAGCTGTCCATTGCTCAAAAGATGGAATCGCAAAAAGTTAAATGGTTGCCAGCTGATAAGAAGCCAGGCTCACGTATTAACGGCGCGTCTGTCTTTGCTGACATGCTTGAAGCCGTAGTCGAAGGTAGGAAGTCAGAGTCCGGCGTTCCTGAGAAGCCAGCATTCTACGTCATGGAGCATTGCCGGGGCTGGATAAGCCGCATACCTGTACTTGTCCGAGACGATAAGAAGCCAGATGACGTGGACACCACTCAGGAAGACCACGACTGGGATGCCACTCGATATCGCGTCCTGCACTCACCGCGCAAAGTTGGCGCATTCTTCTTCTGACAGGAGTAACACTCAGTGAGTGAACAAGATAACAGCCATGCACTGGCTGTGAACAACCTCGCCGCTGAGATGAGGCGTAATGATTACGTCCGGTCACTATCAGCGCCGGGAAGCAACACCAAGCGGCCTAACCTGTATCAGGAGTTTGGCTACCCACAGCAGATTAACTTCAAAGACTTCTACGGCGTTTACCGTCGCAATGCCGCAGCGTTCGCTGTCGTGCACCGCCTGCTGGATGGTTGCTGGCAGGACTTCCCGTTTATCGTCGATGGTGACGAGGCTCAGGAAGACAAGAGCGCAACTCCGTGGGAGAAGCAAGTCAACAAGCTCCTGAAGAAGCACTGGAGCAAAGTCAAAGACGCCGACCGTCGCAACATGGTAGGGCGGTACTCTGCGCTGCTGATTCAGGTCAGGGATAACCAGGCATGGAACCAGCCTATTAAGACCAGCACGGTTTCAAGCCTGAAAGAAAAGGCGCTGGTTAAGCTTATCCCTGTATGGGAAGAGCAGCTAACTCCTGCGGCGTGGGATAACGATCAACTATCCGAAACCTTCGGGCAGCCGACGATGTACAACTTCAGCGAGCTTCCCGTAGGGCATGATGAGTTTATCGGGCCCGTGCGGTATACGGAGATCCACCCGAGCCGGGTCATCATCTTTTGTGAAGGCTCAGAGGATGAGAACATGCTCTCCGGCATTCCGCTGCTTGAGGCTGGGTATAACAAGTTGCTCGACCTTGAGAAAATCTCAGGGGGTGGCGCAGAAGGATTCCTGAAGAACGCCAGCCGGCAGATCTCCGTACAGTTCAGCGGTGATTCCAGCATGGATGCGATTCAGAAAGGGGCTAAGGATGCTGGTTACGCCGATATTAATCAGGCTCTGACCGACAAGATTAACCGTTTAAACCGTGGTACCGACTCGGCCGCAGTGATGCAGGCCGGGGAAATGAAGGTTCTCTCGGTAACGCCTGGCGACCCGCAGCCGACATGGACAGTCACTGCCAACGAGCTAGCATCTTCGGTGCAGATGCCATTCACCATCCTGTTCGGTCAGCAGACTGGCAGGCTGGCGAGTGACGAGGATAAAACCGACTGGGCTATTCGACGCAATCAGCGCCGCAACGGCTTCCAGACTGACCGTATCACCGCACTTGTTGAGCGCCTCTGGACGGTTGGCATCATCCCGCCACCAACCAAAGGTGAAATCACAGTATCGTGGACTGACCTGCTGGCTCCAGGCGAGAAAGAGAAGATTGAGAATGCTGGCAAGCTTGGCGATATCGTGCAGAAGGCCTATCAGGCCTTCGGTGCTGAATCGCCATTCACCATCAACGAACTGCGTCAGGCGGCAGGTTTTGAGCCACTGCCAGAACCAAAAGAGCCGCCTAATCCTAACGACAAGGTAACGACAGATGACCCTTTATCCGATGACCCAGAAGCAGCGGCAGCGGATAGGGACGCCAATCGTGCCTAGGAACAAAGCTGACCCGACGCGCTCATCACGGCAGGTAGGCAGGATGTACCGGGATATCGAAGACAGGTATCTCGGCATCAAGCGTGACCTACGGGCGCTGTTTGATATGCAGCTGACTGGCTCGTATATCGAGACTAACAGCCAGCACAGCTTCATGGTGTGCAACAACGAGGATGGGCCCGCCACGATATACCAGGTCAACATTGGCCGGTACATCTACGATATGACCGCCTCGAAGCTTGCCAGCCTGCTGGAGAGTGTGCAGGGCATCCTTGACCGCTGGCTCACTGAGGGCGGTGAGCAGGATATCTGGTCGATGGAGTATGTGGCCGCAGAGTATGAGCGCGGCACGCAGCAGGCGGTCGATAACCTGTCAGCTCAGTCTCCCATCTATGAGCAGCAGGTGACGCTTGCCGACCGGCTTTCATCTCCTGCCATACAGAACCAGATAGCCAGCGCACAGGTAGCGACGTACAGCGACTGGAAAGGCATAAGCGATGCAGCCCGTGCAGACCTTGCAGGTGTCATCACTGACTCTGTGGCGCGAGGCATCAACCCGCGAGAGACTGCCAGTATCGTCAGCAAGCGCCTTGACGTGTCGATGGTGCGAGCCAAGACGATTGCTCAGACTGAGCAGGTTGGCGCTCTCAGGGCAGCGCAGCGCAACGAGGCCGATTGGGCGCGTGACAGCCTTGGGTTGAATACGGCCATATTATGGATTTCCGCTCTAAAGCCGACCACAAGAGCGTGGCATCGGGCGAGGCACGGAAAAACATATACGACACAGGAAGTTGAGGATTTCTACTCGCAAGGGGGCAATCGCATAAATTGTTATTGCGCCAACATCCCTTGTTTGCTTGATGATGATGGAAATCTTTACAACAAAGGGCTGTCTGAGAAGCTCTCTAAAGAGCGCGAAGATTGGAAGCCTGCCAGTAACTAATTTGATAGAATAACTATGCGGCTAGACCGGCCAGTCGAAAAGGGTGAACGTAGACACCCCTGCCGCACCCATCATCTACGAAACCTGCTACGAGGTTTATATGAACGAACAAGAATCATTGATTCATCGCTTTCGTGAAAGTCTCTACTACGATGAATCGTCCCCAAGCTTTCTCCGTTGGCGGCATGACAAGATTAATGGCAACGGAAGAGTATTCTCTCGCGCTGGAGATTGCGCTGGTTCGCTTAAAAAGTCCGGTTATTGGGAAGTTAACTTCGAAGGTCGACTTCGAATGGTGCATAGAGTGATATTTGCTATTCATCATGGATTTTTGCCGAGCCAAGTCGATCATAAAGACAGAAACAGAAGCAATAATGACATAGCCAATCTGAGGCCTGCTGGCACATCTCAAAACAGATGGAATGCATCTCTGAGATCAGATAACACGAGCGGAATAAAAGGCGTTAGCCTGCATAAGCAAAGTGGTAAGTGGCGAGCCCAGATATATAAAGACGGCAAGGCTATCCATCTCGGCACATTCCTGACGATGGGAGAGGCAGAGTCGGCCATTGTAACAGCAAGAAAAACTCTCCATGGTGAGTACAGCTGCAACGGATAGCGACAAATAGAATTAAACCCTTGAAACCCGCTTCTGCGGGTTTTTTGTTGCCATAACAAAATCAGGAGAGGAGATGAAGCTCTCAAGTATTCATGTAAAAAGCCTCGCTATCAACTCCGCCAACATAACCACTGAAACCATCGACGGTGACGAGCATATCGTCATTCGTGGCGTCGTGCCTGTCGTGGATGACGTTGTCATGAATGGCGGGCTGTATCCGGCGGGGGAGATTAACAAGTCGTTTAAAACGCTCGAAGGCAACCCTATGCCTTTCGGTCACCCGAAGATTGAAGGTGCGCACGTTAGTGCTAATAACCCGCGGGCGGTGAACAAGTTTCATGTCGGGGCGTGGGCGGAGAATGTCCGCAAAGACGGTGATCGCGTCGTCATGGACATGAAGATTAACAAGGCATTCGCCAGCGCGACAGATAACGGTAAGCGCCTCATCGACCGGCTTGAGCAGATGCAGACCAATGCCGAAGCAGAGCCTATCCACGTCTCTACCGGCCTGCTGCTTAACCGTGAGGCCAAGAAAGGCACATCGAAGAACAAGAGCTACTCATGGGTGGCTCGGAATATGCGCTTTGACCATGTGGCTATTTTGCTCGATGAGCCTGGCGCGGCTACTCCTGATGACGGCGTAGGCATCTTCGTAAACGCTGACAACTCTCAGGAAGAGGTGAAGACAGAGACTGTTGACCTCACTACCGCGGCTAACTGCACTCAGGAAGGACTCATCAACAAAGCGAAGTTCTACTTCACTAATGCTTCCAACTTCTCTTTTGACGACATCCAGCGGGCCATTACATCACGGCTGCGGGAAGGCAAGGGAGAGGACTATTACGCCTGGCCGGAAACAGTCTGGCCGGAAAAGTTCATCTATCGCGAAAACGAGAAGATGTTCCAACAGAAGTACCTCATCGACGATGACGGCACCGCTCAATTCGTCGGCGAACCTGTAGAAGTCGTGCGCAAACCAACTGAGTACGAAATTAAAACTAACGGAGAGACTGATCCGATGAAAGACATGATCGTTAATGCGCTCAAAGCGAAAGGTAAGCCGACTGAAGGCCTGACCGACGCAGAGCTGTTCGCTGCATTCAGCCAGATGAACGCCGAAACTGGCAAGGAAGAAACCCCGGAAGAAAAGAAAGCCCGGGAGGATAAAGAGGCTAAAGAGAAAGCCGCTCGCGATCAGGCAAACAACAGCCAGGATGCACCAGCCTGGTTCAAGCCTTTCGCTGACAAGCTTAGCTCCATCGAAAGCGGACTGAGCGTTAACGCCAGCAAAGAGAAGGCTGTCAAGATCAGCGCAGTCAAGGCGAAGTTTGGTCTTGACGACCTTGCTGTTAATGCCATGGGCGACGCCGCTCTGGATGGCCTGTATGCCAAGTGTCAGACATCGACCAGTCTGAACACGGCATTCCATGTCGAAACCAACTCCGACCGTGACCAGTGGAAGGATTATGACCTGAACGCCTTTTCTGCTGAGGAGAAAAAGTAATGGCGAACGTAATTTATCGCGGCCCGGCTGAGCGCGAACCTGAAACCATCAACATCCCGGTAGTCGGCGCGTATGCATGCGGTATCGCGGTTAAGCGAAACGCCAGCAACCAGGCAGAAGTCGCAGCAAACCCTACCGGCCGCATTTTCATTCTCGGCAACCGTCGCTTCCTCGGTCAGGCGATCACAACGCCATATCAGGCTCTGGAAACTGGTGTGCAGTACCGCGTCGAAGTTGACCAGGAGTACTACGTACAACTGGCTGCTGCTGCCTACACGGTAGGGCAGGAAATCACCGTTGGCGCAGGTGGTGTATTCAAGGCTGCGGCCGCTGGCGACATCGTTGTTGCCGTATTTGACGAGAAGACCAATCGCACCCTTTCAGCACAGGGCTTTGGCGACGTGGTGATCGTTAACTCCTACGTTAAAGCGGCGTAAGCCCGAGGACAAAGATAATGATGAAGTTTTCTAAAGAGCAGCAGGAAGCGGTAATTAATGCTCGCCGCAACTGGGAGCGTGGACAGAAAATTATGGCTGCCAACAACGGCCTGCAGTTCAACGAATCAACCGGCATCGCCGCTGACTCTCTGGTGGGTAACGCTTCCGTCCTGCCTCGTGATGTATGGGGTGAGTGGGACCGAGACGCCGTGCAGATTCAGCGCGATGTGCTGTCCGTATTCGCTGACCTTTCCGCTGCAGTTAGCCGCCCTATGCCGCTGGGTAAAATCATTCACTACTTCCAGACCGTAAGCGACTCTGGTGATGTGAATATCTCCCTCGACGGCCGCGGTAAGGCCAAGGTTGACCAGCCGGTTATCGATTATGAAGGCACCCCGCTGCCGATCATCGATTCCGAGTTTGCTTTCGGCTGGCGTCAGATGCTGGCAGCTCAGACCGAAGGTTTCCAGCTCGACGATGCGGCCCGTATCAACGGCACCCGCAAGGTTGCTGAGAAGCTGGAAGATCTGGCACTTAACGGCGACTCGCAGATCCGCGTTGGTAACTCTCGCCTGTGGGGCCTGCGTACTGCGCCGAACCGCATCACCGGCACTCATGGTCTGACCCTGGCTAACGCCACCGGCCCACAGTGGCGCGACGTGTTCAAACAGGCAATCGGTCTGTTCCAGTCGAAAAAATTCTTCGCCCCGGTCACGTTCTATCTGAACTACAGCGACTGGTTTGCGATGAGCGCCAGCGAGTACGTGGTTAACTACCCGAAAACCATCCTGACTTCTGTTCTGGAGATTCCGGGCATCGCAACCATCGTACCATCCAGCAAAGTGCCGCCTAACGAAATCCTGGCGGTAGTGAAGCGTCGCGACGTGGTGCAGGTGCTTAACGGCATGCCGATCATGACTCGTCCTAAAAATCGCCTGAATCCGGAAGACGATTATGTCTTCTCCATCATGGCGGCGCAGGCGGTTGAGTTTAAACATGACGCAGACGGCAATGCAGGTTACCTGCAGCTGACTCAGGCATAAGGGCGCAAGCCCTTTTAGCATAAGGAACAGAAAATGGCTGGCAAAAACACCACGCAGGCAGAAAACCAGAAATGGATGCTCACGCACGACTCCCACGAACTCAAGAAAGGTGACATCTATGAAGGCGTCTCCCTTCCGGTTTGGCTTGAAGGGAAGGCAAACCCGATCAGCCTGGTAGAGCCGGAAAACGTAAGCCGCAAGGAGCTTAAAGACGTGACCGCTGAGCGCGATAACCTGGCGACCCGCAACGAAGAGTTGCAGAAAGAGAACGACGATCTGAAAGCGCAACTGGCAGAAAAAGACAGTCAGCAGCTGGAAGTGGCTACCCCAGGTGCGGGCGAAGGCACAGCAAAGAAGGATAAGTAACCATGGCGACCCCAATCACGGCAGACGATGTGAAAGGCTTCCTCCTTGAGTTGGGGTACACCATTCCGGCCGCTTTGCTCACTCCGATCCTCAACAAGGTAAACGCCATCATCGCCTGCATGGACGCGGCGGGGTATGACGATGACACACAGCGTCTAATTCTGCTGTATGCGTCGGCGCTGGTATCTGCATCTTCTGGTGCGCGTCGGGTTAAGTCGGAGTCAGCACCATCCGGGGCATCTCACTCATTCGAGTACGGCAGCGACGGCATAGAGGGCCTCAAACGCTCTCTGACTGCGCTGGACGTTAACGGGTGTGCGTCTGGGTTGCCTATCACCGCTGGAAGCTCTGTGGGGTTCTTTGAAGTCGTAGGAGGCTGCTGATGCGCAGAGAGAAAGGGCAGGAACCAAAGTCACCTGACGATGAGCCATGGCAGCATGAGGATTATCCATTATGAGTTCTGTCGGTCGGTGGTTTCGAAAGACGCCTGCACAATCTGACTAATAACCGGCAGAAGGGATGGGAAATGATGTATAAAAACCCAGCAAATGGTAAAATTAGCGAGCCGGGGAATGCGTCAACATTACCACCGGCTCTAACCATCATTACCTATTGCGGAGGTAACTCATGGCTCATCAAATCTTAAGCCATCAGCACCATAGTGCGCCATCTTATAATCGCGTTGCAGGCGTTTATCAAATTACTAACACCATCACTGGTGAGGCCTATATCGGCTCTACGGTTAACATTTCGGGTCGGTGGGCGAGTCATCGCTATAAGCTGCGGAAAGGAACGCATGGGAACAGAAACCTTCAGGAGTCATGGAATAAACATGGCAAAGGTGTCTTTGAGTTCTCAGTCTTGGAAATTGTCAAAGACAAAGCCGGACTAGTGCCTGCTGAACAATCCTTTTTTGATTTGCTAAAGCCAGCATTCAACATTGCACCAAACGCCGGTAGTTGCGCGGGTATGAAATTTTCAGATGAGCGCAAAAAACAAATCAGTGAAAGGGTTAAAGGTAGCGGTAACTATTGGTATGGGAAGAAATTGCCATGCCAAGGCGCAAGCAAGAGGCCTGAAGTTAGGGCGAAAATGTCTGCACTGCATTCTGGTACTGGCAACCCTATGCACGGAGTTACCCCTTCACACGCAAAGCTAACGGATGATCAGGTTAGAGAGATACGAGCAGCGCTTGCTAATGGAGAGGAACTGAAGCCATTAGCAGTGCGATACAACGTATCTAAAGGTGCCATTGCGCATATTAAGCAGGGTCGTTCATATCGGAGGGTAGTGTAATGTCGGAAATTGCTCGCTGGTCTTACACAGCCACAGCAACCATCTGGCGCAAACTGGAAGGCAACGACGAATACGGCGACCCGCTGGGATATGCTGAGCCTGAGCAAATCCTCTGTGACTACGAGGGCGGCTTATCGAAGCGTATCGGTAGTTTGGGCTCTGAAATCGTCGTGAAGAACACTGTCTGGACTGAGTTCGCCCTGGCAGATGCCGGTGACTATCTGCTGATTGGCGTATCGACCGAACCAGACCCGGTTGTGGCCGGCGCTGATGAGGTGCGACAGGTTATCCGGTATGCCGACACGTTTTACCGGACGGCTGATGACTGGGCCATCATTACAGGGGTGTAGCTATGGCTGGCAAGGTTAGAGGCGTGACTCAGGCGAAAGCTAATCTGGATGCTCTCATAGCTGATGTGCAGAGGCGAAAGGTGGTACGAGCTATACAGTCTGCCATGCTAATTGGCTCTACGCAGGCGGCGCTATATACCCCCATCGATACATCAACGCTGCTCAACAGCCAGTTCCGGGAGCTGAACGCTAACGGCACAAGGGTTACTGGCAGGGTAGGGTATTCGGCTAATTACGCTGTGTATGTTCATGATCCGGCTGTTCAGCAAACCTTCCGCCGGGTTACTGCCCGCAAAGAGTTCCTTACCAAAGGCTTCGAAGACTCCAGAGAACAGATTGATGCCGTAATGCGACAGGAGCTGCAACTATGACGCCCTTGATGTATGAGCGTGTTAGGAATGCATTCGGAGAGGCTGGATTGACCAATGGCTTCACTGTTCAGCAGCTGATGTACGAAGACCCGAAAGACCTGTCTAAAGCCGTGATGGTATTCCGCAGCAATGGCGGGACATCAATCCGAAATGACCTCGGAGCAGAGCATTACGTTCTCGTTGATGTGATAGGGGCTAAGGATAAGCGCCGGGAAGCTGTAGAGGCAGTTCAGCGCATAATCGATTACGTCCAACGAAATCCTATGTCTGATGCCTGTCTTGGCTATATCGAGAACATGGGCGGCATACCTTCACCGGTACCGACAGAGGAAGGTCGAATCGTCTTCCGATTGCAGTTCGCCTGCACTTTTGGCGATTAGCTATATTCAACCCAAACAACCCGCTCCGGCGGGTTTTATCATTTTTATCATTAAGGAGTTTGACATGGCTAATTGCCAGAACTCGAACGAGCGGCTGTTTGGTGGAGCTGTCGTGCTTGAAGTGGCCGATGGCTGCAGTGATGTGCTGCCGCAGGAGTCGGAATGGAAAGCGCTGGCCGCCGGCACCAGTAAGGGCTGGGACTTCTCGCCCAACACGGTTACATCAGATGCGGATGATGGCGGCGGATTTGTCGAAAGCATTATCACCAATTCGGATTTCACTATCAGCTTTGAAGGTGAGGTGCGAAAAAAGGGCAAGTTGGACCAGTACGGCGTGGGCCACTTCATCAAATACTTTGCGGGTGAGCTGATGGCGCGTCGCCAGCCTGGCATCTGGGTGCGCATGGAGTATGGCGAAATCACCTTCATCGGGTACATGGTGGTGACTGCGCTTAGTTCTGATGGTGGCACCAACGACATCGTCACCTTCACCACAGAGTTCAAAGTAGGCGATGCAAGCACCATTCAGGTTATCGACACCGATGAGACTGTGCCAGCTACAGGCGTTACTGTAACCCCAGCGACGGCAAGCTTAGCTGTTGGCGCTACTCGCCAGCTGACCGGAACAGTCCAGCCGACCGACGCTACAGATCGCACCGGAACCTGGACCACTTCAGACGCATCGAAGGCGACCGTCAGCAGCACCGGTCTCGTTACAGCGGTAGCAGCAGGCTCAGCCACGATCACGTTCAAATCCAGTGACGGCAACTTTACCGGCACCTGCTCGGTAACTGTCACCGCTTCGTAACCATTCCAAAGGGCTGGTTATCAGCCCTTGCTAATGCTTATGGAGACACCATGACACCACTTAAAGATATCGGCGAGTGCCTTATCTCGGCTGATGGAGAAGATTATTTCTTCCGCCCATCACTTATCAATATGGCCCTTATAGGCGAGCCGGAAGAGATCGTGCAGGCCTTTTACGACCTGCATCATGATGAGGTCAGCAGCCTGATTAATCGCGCCGTGCTGGCGTTCGGGCGCATTCCTGAATGGCTGGTAGATCACATCCGTAGCAGCGGTTATGGCCGCAAGGCTTTTATGGCTTCGGTTGTGGTGATGAATGCCTGCTGCCTCACAGACGCCACGGCTCTAACCGGATATTTCCAGCCTTCGAAAAGCAAAGGTCGCACTTTCAAGTACCGAAAGGGATTGCTGCCAGAGATCGATATTCTGCTAATCGCACAGTCTCTAATTGCACACGGCATCATCGGAAAGGCGAAGGTGCGACGCCTCCAAAGGCATGAAAGCGGAGAGATGAGTACAGAGTTTCGTGCGATAGATTACATAGTCGCCGCTCAAACGCATTTCAATATGAGCGAGGAAGAGGCTGGCAAGCTGACAATGACAAAGTTTCAGCTACTTCTGAATGCGAAATATCCTGAGCAAAAAGGGTTCACGAAGGAGGAGTATGAATCCGTTGCTGATGAGTACCTTGCCAAAAAAGCCAGAAAACTAGCCAAACAAAAGCAGTAACGACCCAAAGTACAGACTAAAGACAATGAGCCTCGCTAATGCGGGGCTTTTTTGTGCCCGCAGTAAACCAGACGCGCTTCACACGCGCAGTGTATAATCCCGGAGCCTACAGAAAGCCGAGCCTGAGAGTTGCCGTTTATAGGTGGCGACCTCTCTGGGAGGCGGCTTCTCTGTGTGACAGGCTCTGCTTTCTATAGGCAAAACGTTATGAAATTTCCAACTGTTGTGAATGGTATTGATTTCCGTGAACTGGTTTTTCTTTCCGGAACCGAAACCTCAACTGACACCTTTAAAGTGGCAATGGCGTTCGGCAAAGAGCACAAAGACGTGTTGAGAAGGACCAGAACCGTAATGAAGCAATGCTCTCCTGATTTTGCAGAGCGCAATTTTACGCTTTGCCATGAAAACAATGAGTTACAGAACGGCAAGCCTCAGCCATTTTATCAAATGACTCGAGATGGCTGGACTATGCTTGTTTTCAGCTTCACTGGTAAAGCTGTTACCGCTTTCAAAGAAGCATATATCGCCGCTTTTAACTGGATGGCTGAGATTATCCGGCAGGGAGTGGCGAACCTTGAGGCGGAGCGCAATGCCGTAATGCTGGAATACATGAAAGAGAAAGACGTGGCCAGCATGTCCGGACGCCTGCTCAACCGATGGGGCCGGGTTAAAAAGCCTGAGTTGCTTGCTCGCATTGAGAGAATTGAACAGCAAGGACAGATTAGCCTTCCCGGATTTGGCAATGCACTCCCTGAGTAATAAGAATCAGCCCGCTTCGGCGGGCACTTCCGCAACTCCGCGCAATTTATTTCCCAGCCGGTTGATATGTGATCACCTTCTGATAGGATGAAAATCATTCAGCAGGAGGTGTAATGAAAAAGATTGTGGCGCTATTAATTTGCATGGCATGTACTGGTTGCTTTGAGAAGAGCAATGACCAGATAAAAAGCGATGCTCTCATAGCGGTTAAGGCCAGCATCAAGGAATACAACAGGTCAGAGCCGTGTAAGTCTCTTGTCGAGGGTAAGGAAGCATTAGGGTCGGGATCTGGCGTTGAGTTGATGAGTCTTTGCGGAAGTGTTTTTGACGTCAGTAAGCCAATAAGTTTTTCAGATTTTAGAATACATGATGCTGAAAGACAGATAGCTTGCGGCGTAGTTAGCGGTGAAAGCAAAGCTGGAAGTAGGCTTGGGGTTCAATTTGTCTACGTTGGTAAAAGGGATGACTTTGTGATTTTAAAGCCGTCAATGCAAAGATATAAGAATGGGCAGATCCCCAGGGTGATAGAGCAGTACCTGGAGCTTTACCAACAAACGTTTAATGAAAATTGCAAATAGCCCGCGCTTGCGGGCTTTTTTATGCCCGGAGATAACATGGCAGGCGAGCAGAACGCAGGCAGCATAGTTTATGAGATAAGCGCCGATGTAGATCCACTGTTGACAGGAGGAAGGCAGGCTCAAAAAGCCCTTTCTGGCATAGAGTCTTCTGTAAATGACAACGTTAATTCCTTCAAGAAACTCGACACACAGTTAAGCAACACTTCCAGAGCTGTAAACGAAGCAACTACCTCATCTGGTAAATTCAGAAGCACATTCCAGCAGGCAGGTTACCAGATACAGGATTTCATTGTTCAGGTGCAGGGTGGTCAGTCGGCTCTTGTAGCATTTAGCCAGCAAGGTTCACAGTTGGCCGGGGCGTTTGGTCCGGGTGGTGCGGTGCTGGGGGCATTTATTGCGCTTGGCACAGTTCTCACTGGTGTATTGATGTCCGCCCTTGGCAATACCGGCAATGAGATGCAGAAGCTTGAAAAAGCAGCCGAGCAGCTAAACAAGATCGTCGTCATCAATAGCCAGGGTGTTGCGGCTTTATCTAATGATTACGCCCGGCTTGCGGCTACCAACGCCACTCTCGCAGCTCAACTCCGCGATAACGCAATCCAGCAGTATGAGATTGCCGTACGCGACGCCGGAAAGGCTATCCAGGGCATAGTTAACGATCAGTCTTCATGGTTTGGCAGTTTGTCCGGGGGTGCAGCCAGCGTTAAAGCGCTAGGTGAGGTTGTAGACACTCTCAGTATCAGCACAGATAGTTTCAGGGATGCTTTCAAGCAGGCATCGGCTGTTGGCCTTGGCGTCAACAATATGGCTAACACGCTAAACGCTACCGTCGCGATGCTGTCTGACGAATTTGAAATCAGTGATGATGCCGCTTTCGGGCTGGCAAAGCGACTGAATGAATTAGCTAAAAACCCGTCCCCTCAGGCGGTCAGTGAACTTGTGGAATACATCAAGTCGCTCAGCCCGGCGTCGCGCGATGGCGCGGATGCTCTTAGTGGACTAGAAAAGAAAGTGCTTGATGCCGGTGCGGCAATGCAGTCTGCGCAGGACAATGCGGATGCACTCAAGAAACGCCTTCAGGAACTTCGCACAGAGGCTCAGCAGGCCAACTTTGACAACGTCAGCAAGCAACTTGAAGCCCAACGCATTGCGCTAACCAAAGGGCGTCAGGCGGCTGTTGAGTACGGAATTTCTCAGCAAGACCTCACGCAGGAGCAGAAAGACCAACTTATCCAGCAAAGTCGCGTCGTCAACGGCCTTGAAGAAGAGAAGAAGGCGCGGGATGAAGCCGAAAGAGCCGCACAAAGGCAGGCCGCCGCGGGGGAATCTGTCGCTCAGAAACTCGAAAATCTCCGGCAGAAAGCAATGCTTGCTGGCACTTCAACTCAAGAGCTAAGCCGGGAGCAAACCATCCTGACTGCTCAGCAGTCACTTGGCAAAGCAGCAACCCAGGCGCAGATTGATTTGGCTGGAGAGTATGCCGCCCAGGCTTATGACACCGCGGCAGCTTTGAAGGCTCAGCAGAAGGCCGAGAAAGACCGGCAGGATACTGAGAAGGCTTATCAGAACGTCAGAAATCAGTCATCTCCACTGGTTGCAGCCGATAACACCTATCAGCAGCAAATGGCATCTCTAAATGCTTACGCTCAGCTCTATCCGCAGAAGATAGCCGAGGTGGAGCAAGCCCGCGCCAGTATCGAGGAGCAGTACCGTCAGCAACGCCTTGCCGCGATGTGGGATGAATTTGCACAGCAGAACGCCGCAACAATGGCTGCCGCTGCCGCATTTGACTCACTGGCAGGTAACGCCTCCAACGCTCTGACCGGCATTCTCACAGGTAGCATGACCGCCAATGAGGCGCTGGCGTCTATTGGCAGAACCATCCTCAATAGCGTGATTAACACATTCGTCCAGATGGGTGTTGAGTGGGCTAAGAACGCGATCCTTGGCGCAACCACTCAGCAGGCAGCCATAGCTACGACTACGGCGGTTCAGACAGCCGCAGTAGGCACGCAGACAGCGGTTAGCGTTGCGGCAGCAGGCACCACAGCCGCAGCATGGACTCCTGCAGCAATACTCGCCTCGGTAGCCTCCATGGGTACGGCTGCGGCTATTGGTCTGGGTGCAGTCGCGGGAGTAATCGGTATGAGCCTGCTCGGGAAAAGGAAGAACGGCGGACCGGTTAGTGCCGGTGGCATGTATCAGGTCGGCGAAAGCGGGCTGCCGGAGATTTACCAGGCCAGCACCGGGAAGCAGTACATGATACCCGGCGACAATGGCAGGGTAATCAGCAATAAGGATATGCAGGGCGGCAGTGGAATGAATGTCGTGGTCAACTTCAACGACTATTCATCCGGAAGCCACTCCTACGACTACCAGACTACGCAGGAAGGAAACACGCTGACTGTTGAGGCGTTTATCGCCGATATCTCCAATGGCGGACGTATGAGCCAGTCAATATCAAATTACCACAACGCACCGCGCCGGGCGGTTGGAGGATAGAATGGCAATACCTTATCCCGACTGGCTGCCACTGGCGCAGAAGGGGAAAACGCCGACCACGGATACGGGTTTCAGGGTAGATAACCCGCAGGTCGGCGCACCAATATTCCAGAAGCTAACCGACGACCTCAAGACTTCTTTCTCCCTGACATGGATACTCACCAAAGACCAGCACCGAGCGTTTTACCAGTGGTTGCGCAGCCCTGCCTATCTCGATAACGGTAATCAGTGGTTCACTATGCCGGTTGGTACCGGCACTGGTGATTTTGGAGTTGAGACGCAGGAGCTTCACTTTCTCTCTTTCCCATCATGGTCTCAGAGCGGGTCTGTGTTCACGTGGTCTGGAGATGTTATCTGCCGGAAAATAATCAGTGATGACGACCAGTTTGCGGACATCATCGTCGAGTTGCCGCCACCTTGGGGAAGCTGGCTGGATGTCGTGGTTACTGGTTACGATGACGGGCGCGACCCGGAGTCGATTCCGAGGGTGAGCTGATGCCAACATATCGTGAATTCAAGGCTCAGCGCCCTAACAGAGTGATGTACGAAACGGTCGAGTTTTATCACCCGACTTTCGGATATGTGCGGCTAGTTGCTGACCAGGTGTTCCCCAAAACTCTGGGCGGCGAGGTTTATGAGCCATGCCGCTTTGAGCTGACCGAGAGCCAGCAGAGCAATACACCGGTAATCGACAGCACGCTCAAATTCAGCCAACTGGCGCAGGACTTCAAGCAGAAGCTTAAGGCGTGGAAGGGGTTCTCCCGCGCTACGCCGATCACCTGCGCTATCCGCCGATTCGATGCCGCTAACATGTCCACTGCCGTCAATGCCTGGACGCTCTACGTCAGTGACTGCAACATGGACGGTACGGACGTTAACGTCAGCCTGTCGATGTCCAATCCCCTCAATAGAAACATTGGCCGCCTCTATGACCCGGCTGAATGGCCTGGCTTGCAGAATGGTTAAATAAATGGATAAACAGCAATTCATTAACCAGATGATTGGAGTTCCGTGGGTTGATCGCGCCTGCACTATGGAGTCCTGCGACTGCTGGGGCCTGGTAGTTCTTTATTACCGGCACGTGCTGGGAATAGAGTTGCACCATCTGGCTGGCTATGAGTCCGGTAGCGACTTTCTGACCTGCTACAGCGATGAAGTGGTGTTCTGGAAGCTCAGCCCTGTTCCAGTAGAGGATGGAATATTCATCGCATACGTTGGCGACCGGCAGGAGCACGTTGGCGTGATAGCCAATGGAGCGGCTTTGCACAGCCGTGGTGATGGGGGCGGCGTCCGGCATGACCGCATTCGGGCAATAGAGAAACTTTTCACGCGGGTGGAGTATTTAACACATGCCGATTATTCAAATCCAGCACGTGCCAGGGCAGCCTAAAGAGCGAGTTGAGCTACCTGCGGGGACTATCTTTTACGACTGGCTCTCCAGTAGGGATTTCTTCAGTGATGTGCTGATCGTCGTAAACGGTGTCGAGCTGGATGATGATGCAGAGCTGGCCTTTCCTCTGACGGACCTGCACAACATCCAGATATTCTCCCAGCCTAAAGGCGTTATTGGCAAGGTTCTCAATCCGGTGTTCAAAATTGTCCAGCAGGTGCTGGGCTTCCTGATGCCGAAGCAGTCATTCAGCACTGCCGACACGAACGCCAAGGAGTCACCTAATAACCGCCTGACCGGGCAGACAAACGTTGCTCGCACATATCAGGCCCGCCCTGATGTTTATGGCCGCGTGCGTGCTTATCCTGACCTCATTCAGGAGTCATTGTTTGAGTACGAGAACAACCTGAAATACGTCACGGAGTGGATGAACTTCGGTCTCGGCCGGTACACGGTAGAGGATGTCCGCTACTCCGAGTCCTCCATTGGGGCACTGGCTGGCGCGAGTTACGAGATATTCCAGCCTGGGCAGGTAATACCTCTTATATATGAAGGGTTCGCATTCGATGACGTAGACGGGCAGGAGTTGCCCGGGCCTAACGAGAGCGCTGATTCCCCTTACCAGACTGCTACGGCAACTACCGTCATTGCAGGGACGTACGCAGGCGGACAGATTAGCGTTCAGATCCGAAAACAGGCCGAGTTCGATTATTTCTATAATCTGAACAGGCCGCACCCGGTATCATTCGTTATTAACGTCACCTATACCACAGCTATAGGGCAGGTTACTCGCGATGTGACAATCAATGCAGACCTTTTCGATGCGACCATTACTTCTGACGGCGCGGTGGTTAATCCACAACAGTTCTACACCTTTTACTTCAATAATCTGACCGGTTCTGATGCCAGCGTCATTCCGCAGAATGCCACCTTCAACACCACAAAGTTCATTCTGAATGATAACCGGGTTGTGATAGTCGGGCCGGTTTATGCGCCGCTGCCAGGTGAGCAGTTGTGGGTACATCTGCAGGGTCAGTTAGGCGAAGAAGAGTCAGTCGATATCACCATAGATATCTGGCAAATCACAGAAGAAAACGAAGAGGTAGAGGGAACAAACCAGACGTTTAAAACCACTATCGCAGCCGCAGGGAAGACTGACACGTATTATCAGACCTACAAGATCATACCCACAGCAGGTTATGGCCGGTACGCTCTTTCCTTCTACCGCACGAATAATAGCAGTGATCAGAACATCGCCAAGGTTGAGGCGGTGCACTCTATTACCGTACGGCAGAATGAGGTGCATCCTGATGACACGCTTGTGCGGGTTACCGTCAGGGCCACGGAGCAGGCAACTAGCCTCAGGGAGCGGAAATATAATGCCCTCATCACCCGGCACACCATCAGTTACGACATGGCGACCGGGCAGGTAGATTACTCACTACGCCAGTCGCGTTCTTTTGCTGACTCAGTGGCGCATACCTGGCTAGTCATGGGCGAACAGCCTGTATCGACGATAGACCTGTATGAGCTATACCGTATATCCAACAGCATATCTCCGGCGGAATACGGCTACTTCGATTACACGTTTGACGATGAGGATATTTCTCTTGGGGCGCGTATCGAAACCATCTGCAACGTAGCTCGGGTAATTGCGTATTGGGATCAGGGCGTGCTGACGTTCAGCAGGGATGAGAAGAGAACCACTCAGTCGGCCGTATTCAACCGTGCGAACATGGTGGCGGAAGAGTTCAGGCTGACCTATGACATGCGGATGCCAGGGCAGTATGACGGCGTTGAGGTCGAGTACGTTAATCCTGCCACGAACAAGAAGGCATACATTCGTTACCGCGTAACCGACTCAGGAATTGTTGAAGAGGAAGCGCAGACGCCGCTGAAAGTGACTCTGAAGGGCTGCCGCAATACTGCACAGGCACGGGACAGGGCCAGGCTTGAGGCTATGCGTCTTTTCTATTCTCGCATTCGCATGGCATGCAAGGTTCTGGCTGATGGTGAATACGTATCTCCTGGCGATCTGATTGTTGTCGCCGACACCTACGACACCAATCAGCAGGCCGGTTATATCGTCTCTCGTTCGGGTAATAATTTCGAAACCAGCGAGCGTATTAACTGGCAGGGTGAAATGTATGTGCTGGCCAGTGATTCACTTGGCAATCCTACTGCGCGTTACCGGGCATCGCGACGCCCAGACACTGACTTTGGCTTCACTGCGGCAATACCTCCAGTTCAGTTAAACATCTACGATGGCTATAACGTCCAGTCTCCTTCTAGATATGTGATCGCCACCACTGAAGAATTGGATGGCACGCAATGGACTGTCACCGAGAAGAAACCAAACTCTGATGGAACGACATCCCTCACGCTCGCAGAATACAGCGATCTGATTTATTCCTGACAGAACATACCAGCAACCAGACCCGGACACCGAGCCGGGTTTTTTTATGGAAAAATTATGGCAACTACTCCCACTCAGAATGCAGTTCCGAGCGAATCACCTCGCGACCTGAAATTCAACGCAGGTAAAATCGACGAGTTTGTTACCTCAGATCAACGTTCATATATTGACCGCCTCGGTCGTTCTCATCGTACAATTGCCGGTATTGATTACGACGCTAACCAGGCAATTACCAATTATGGCTATATCACGAAGGATTCTTTTGAGGACAGCGCTACTCTCAACACTGCTAACGAAGTTCTCCGCTGGGAAAGCAACGGAGAGTATTACCGGTGGGATGGTCAATTCCCTAAAGTAGTCCCCCCTGGCTCTACACCAGATAGCACCGGGGGAATGGGTAAGGGGAAATGGGTAGGTGTGGGTGATGCATCTTTGAGGTCAGATTTATCCTCAGCAGGTGAGGGGAAGGGGGTTTACCTGGTTGAAGGGGCTGCTAAAAAGTCTGGTGAAAGCTTCACCGGCGCTGTAGACACCCCCTCTCTTACTGTGAAATCGCGGTTTGGTAATTTAATTGTCGGAGACCAGCCAGTTGGTGTTCCCGGCGCTATCTGGCCTCTGCCTGACTCCTTGCGTGATGCCGTTAACGTGTCTCGTGCGCTTGTAAACACGCCATTTAACTGTCATGCGTTCTCAGACAAGACAGTGCTGAATCAGGGTTCAGCTGTTGATGGTTACGGGGCTTTCGACTCCACTGTAATCATTTACGGAGATCACCATCAGGAGCATGCTCACTCATTCCAGGACCGTGTCAGTTACCAGGGATCTGGACGCCTGGACAATACCTATGGATTCTACTCTGCACCAACCATTACTGGGCCGGGTACTGTTGGGGACAGGCGTGGGATATTTGTTAATGATGTTGCTGTCAGAGGTGGGGGAAAACTGGAGCAGCAAACCGGCGTGTATTTAGAGCATTTAAGTACAGCTGAGGTTAACGTTGCTTTTCTCACCAGGCAGGCGTCCGGATTTACCTTTTACGCCCCAAACAGAGGAACACTCTACCATAATGGACCAGCTGGTTTTGGTATTGACCTGACGTCTGTTCCGGCAGATGTACCTCTTGCATTCAGGGGAAACCCAGGTACCGCATGGTACGGTTTTATGACCACTGATGCTAACGGATCAAGTTACTGTGTAAGCTCTGACGTAACAATGCAATTTGTTCAGGGTGGCGCTGTACGAGCCAAGATAAAGCCTCAGGCAAATTTCCAGAGCGCATTCACTCCTGGTGATGATAGCCGCACCCCACTGGGAGATGCCGAAAACAGATGGTCGGCGGTTTATGCCGTAACAGGAGCCATTCAAACTTCGGATGGAACGGAAAAGACAGATCCAGAAAAAATAGAAGATAAGGTTCTGGATGCCTGGGGCACCGTTAACATCATTATGTTCCAGTGGTTAGCTATGGTTGATCGGAAAGGTGGAGATTCTGCCCGCTGGCATTTTGGGGCAATAGCTCAACAGGTCCGGGATGCGTTTATTGCTCATGGTCTGGACGGAACAAAATACGGCTTGCTCTGTTATGACAAGTGGGATGATGAGTATGTGACCCATCCTGCTGAGTACATTGAACACCCTGCTGTGCTTTCTGACATTGTTGACCAGGATGGCACTCGCGCCATATCAAAAGAGGCGTGGTCAGAAAAGGTTAAGGATGAGTGGGAGGAGTTAGTAACTCCAGCAGGGGAAAGATGGGGGTTAAGGCCAGATCAGTGCGCATGGCTGGAAGCTGCATACCAGCGCCGTGAAAGGCAACGGCTTGAGGATCGCTTAAGCAAACTCGAAGCGATGCTGGGAGAAAGGTAGAAGAAACGCATAGCTCTGCACCTGTGCAGGGCTATGCGCTAACTCACCTTCTCATCCAGATAGTCTGCCCACCACTGCATCATTTCACGCCGCGTTTCTAGGTATGCCGCATGGTTGTATACAGAGCGCGTACCTCCGCTTACGTGGGCAAGTTGCATTTCAATCGCATCGCTGTTCCAGTGCTTCTCGTTCATTACGGTACTAAACTGGTGACGGAAACCATGTCCGCTGGTCTGCCCTTCATACCCAATATTTCTTATCAGGCCAAGAACGGAGTTTTCACTTATCGGCTTCTTCCTGTCATTACGCCCAGGGAAGCATAACTCATATTGGCCGGTGACCTGTTTAAGAAACCGGAAAAGCTCGACAACCTGATCTGACATAGGAACGACGTGAACTTTGCGGCCTTTCATCACTGAAGGGTCAATGCTGATTAGCCTGGTTTCAAAGTCGATTCCTGTCCATGCCAGCGAACGGAGTTCAACGGTTCGCATGGCAGTGTAATGCAGAACCTGAGCAGCTATCTTAATTACTATCCACCCACCATAAGCATTCATGGCACGCTGAAACTCATGTATGCGGTGCATGGGAAGGAATGGGTAGTTTTCTTTCCTATACCCCTTCATTGCTCCCGCCAGGTCTCTGGAGGGGTTATATTTAGCTCTGCCAGTAATAATCGCATAGCTGAAAACTTCCCCGCATCTACGCCTCGCCTTGTCGGCGCGCTCCATTGCTCCTCTGTCTTCGAATAGCCTGATAACCTTCAGCAGCACCATCGGCTCGATTTCTTCCATCTTCATGTGACCGATGACTGGAAGTATGTCATCGGTGAACATGCTCATCATCTCGTCAGAATATCCCTTTGACCACACCTTTGATTTGTGCGTATGCCATTCCCTGAAGATATCCCCGAAAGAGTCAGCGACAGCCTCTTTCTCTTTTTTCTTTACTGCCTGCTTCTGCTCGGCAGGATCCACGCCAGCGAGAAGCTTCATTTTCGCGTCAGATTGCTTTGCCCTGGCTTCAGTGAGAGTGATCTGCGGATATGGGCCGATTACCAGCGTCTTTTCTTTTCCCTCAAACCGGTACCGCATGCGCCACACCTTCTTGCCAGACGGAGGCACGAACAGGAACAGGCCACCGGCATCAGCCAGGCGATATGATTTTTCGGCAGGTTTTGCTGCGTCGATCTGCTTTACCGTGAGCATGTGGGCATAAATCCGTGGGTATTTTTCGATGTGCCCGCAATATGCCCGCAAAAGTTTGGTGGAGTCAATACATGTCGGGTAATGTCAGGTAACAAGCAATTCGCTAGAAACTGAGGTGGGGAGGGGTGATTGGTAACGCCGGGAAATGTGAGGTAATGAGAATGTGGCGTCCCCTGCAGACACCATACGGACGATGTAAACGCAGGGGATTTAAGAAGAATATTCAATGTGAAGAAAATTATGCCCGCTAAAATGCCCGCAAAGGCAGGTCAAGATGCTTTTCTTTGAGGGGAGAGGTGACTGAATTTCCAGTTCTGGTAGTCGGCATACAGCCAACGAGATGAACGACCGTATTTGATTGGCTTTGGTAGCCTGCCGCACTTGATTTGGTCATAGAAGTATTTAGCGGTGTAGCCAGCATCCTCGATCATGAACTTCATGTCAATCAGTGAGTCTTCGCGTAACTCTCGCATAGTCTTTCCTCCGGGCAAAAATAAACCGCCTTATTCGGCGGCTTTCATCAGCATTTCCACAAGCTTTGCTGGCGCTTTTGGAGTCTTTATTGAGGCCAAAACCTCTGCCGTCATGGCTTCATCGCCGCTATATGCGCTGCTGTATAACTCCATATTCATAGGCTCGGACCCGTTATAGGTGTAATCTCCGCCTTTATAACCATAAAAAATCTCACCGCTGATAAGCTGGTCAAGAAAAGGCAGGAAGTCAGAAAGTTTGGCTTGCCCATCCTCAACGAAAATGCATGGTTCGGCATAAATTCCTCGCCATGAACCACAGTCAACCGGCTTAAAACCTAACTGCAAGTCACCATGCTTTTTGCAAAGTGAGCGGAACTGCTTAACTGTGGGCCTTGTCATATTCCCTCCAAAAAAACGCCCGCACTGTGGCGGGCAATTACATCAATCCGAACTCTGACGCCAGTCTCCTGTGTCAGAGCGGTGCAGGATTGCACCCAACAGCCCACTCAGGGAGTGGGCTGTAAGTTGCAGTCATTCTTTGCCCTGGCGGACGGTGTAGTTTCCGCTGGGTTTCACACCGACAATAAAGTTGGTGCCCCCACCCATGCGAATCCCCCAATCGTTAGAAGTGCCGTCATCAGGCTTCTTGTTGCTGATAAAATGGCGCAACGCTGAGATTGCCGCCTCGATATCCTGCGCTGAGTTAACGTTAATCGTGATGCGCATATTGCCTCCATTAAAAAAGCCGCTGTGTTAGCGGCTCATTCCGATAGTTCGTGCGGATAATATTTTAGGAATTTCCCATACCCGCAGAAAACTGGGTTGGAGCCTTCCCCATAAGAGAAGAGCACCTGAAACCCATTCCCGTAAGTGCATACATTCATCACTAGCACTGAGTAAGATGGGTTATTAAGATCTTTGCAGAAGCGCTTCCCTCGCATGTTCTCTCGCAACTTCAGAAGGGTTGCCGTCCTACTCACTGCTCACCTCCTTTCCCCAGCGCATCATACTGGTTAGGTGTTGTGTCGATGGGGTGGTTGATTGCAGGAGGTGAGGGGAGTGGCTGCCAGTGAGTTACGCGGCCACTAAGCGCTTCCCCGCCCCATTCATCGCCATTCCATGAGCAATTCCATTGATAATGGCTTTTCCCAAGGCTGTTTTGCTCCTCGACATAGCACCAGTATCGACCTCCTTCCTCCGGCATCCTGTCCGCACACGCTATCCAGCCACCCTCTCCCTGCTCAGACTTAAGCGCCTCCCTGCTTGCCTGCCATGCCTCCCAGCAAGCATTAAGAAACTGTTCATTTATAGAGCGAATACCAAAAGAATCGTTGATGAGTCCCACTTGCTTCGCCCACGCCTCAAACTGCTCGCGTTCGCTCATTTGGCCTCCAGAATTTCAACCTTAAGGTGCAACTCTTTGCCGTCAGGCAAGTCGTAAACCACGGTTTCCCCGGCCTTCATGAGGTGCATAGCCACGGCATGACAAGCATCGTCGGTGACGTCAAACCTTTCGCCAACCCACCGCCTCGCCCCTTCAACTAACCCTTTGTGCTCTTTGCTCCGGCCCGCGAAAATCGTATTGGTTATAGGGCTAAGGCCCACAGAAATTGGATTGCTCATTTGGCCTCCTGAAGCTGCAAGTAAACCAGCATCGCCGCTCTAAGTGGCTTGTCGTAGACGACACTGACAATCGGGTCGGCATCATCAAACAAGTCCCGTGCGTTAGCTGTAGCGCAAGGCATCGTTGGGTTATCCAGAATGATGCTTATCTTGTTTTCGGTGATAATCGGCCATGCGTCGGCGGCGTTGTTGCAGGGGTCAAAGTCGATACGGATGGGCTCACCGTCGCTATAGGGGCTGCCGGTCATCGAGTAATCAAAATAGCAGGGGCCACATTCATCAAAATGGATGCCCGCGACCCTTGCCACGGCAGCGTTTATTTCTTGATCGCTCATCTTGCTGTAATCCATCACAAAACCTCCATCCTCAAAACCTTTCTGATTTTGTTTGCATCTACGTTCAGTTCACGAGCGAAGCTTTGCACAAGCTCTTCGCCATTAAAGTCGCGAGATGAGGCGCAAAGGAACCATTCTCGCAGTTGGGTAAAGGCTGGCCCGTCCTCTGGGTCTTGCGCTGTGGAAGCCGCTGCGTTTGAAACCTCAGCGCAGTCTGAACACTGCTTAAAACTCTGCCCACTTCCATCCCACACGCCGTGTGAATATGTATAGGTATCACCAGGGTTGATTACATGAGCACACTCGCAACACTTATGTGCTTTACGGGCCTTTCTCTGCTCCTGACCAAATACAGCTGGCATTTCACACATTACGCCCACCTCTGCTTATTCTTCAATTCGATTAACTGCTGGCAATCACTGCACGTCCGGCATCCCGGCACAGCCACACGCCGCGCCTGTGGGATATCCTCGCCGCAATCTTCACAGTGCGTCGCTGATACTGCGTTACGGTCGATACGATGTGCGGCAATGGCCTGCTCGCGGAGAAGATCTTCAAGCTCGCTAGCCTGGTCGATGATTTCGGGACTCATGCTGCATCCTCTTCAAAATTGAAACCAAGTTGACAGGAAAACGCCTCACAGGACTCAGAGCATGAGCCGGTGTCGTATTGCCGCATAGATGTCATCCTGGATGCTAGTTCGTCACGAGAGGTATCACTGAATAAAGCGATTAGTGACTTAAGGGTGTTGTTGCCACGGTACATAACCGGTTCTCTTCCGGTAAGGATTTCCTTTTCCAGAATATCGACGAACTGGGAAGCCAGTCCCGGCTCATCCATCGTGGCCAGCGCAACCTTCTGGATGCTCTTTTTTATGCAGAATACGCAATTGCCGAGGTGCTCTTGAATCCCGAGGTCAAATGACTGCTCTCCCCACCAATCCAGAACGTCCTGCTTCTCAAAGTCGCTTATATCGGCAAGGTAGCTAAAGCCATTAGCTGGCTTAAGGCGATTAGCCTCGTCTACTCTGATGCCCAGCCATGTATGATAATTTCCTTTGCCAAATCGCTCCTGACAGTACTTTGTGAATGGGACGGTTTTCATCCTGTCAGTGCAGAACGCCCCCGCTACATAAGGGTGCCCGTACTTATTAAGCATTCTTTTCCACGGAATAAGGTCAGGGCCGATATCAGTTACTGATAGCTCTTCGTAGGCGCTGGCCTTTCCTAATTCAGGATTGGGAATTACGCGAAGGCAATGAAGGTCAATTCCCCACTCCTCGACCACTCGTCGAATGAACTCATACGTTTTGGGGTGCTCAGCACCGGTGTCCATGTAGACGTAGTGAACATCTTCGCCAGCCAGTCTCCGTTGCTCCATAAGGTGAACCAGGTAAGCTGACGTTCGGCCTCCTGAGAAGCTAACGACATGTGTAGTCATGCTGCCTCCCTACGTGCGATAACCCTCGCACCGAATTGCATTAGTTCATCCCGATCCACAGTTGCGAATTGGCAGTGTGTGCGGGGGTATGGTCGCCAGATGATGAGCATCGAACCTTTGTTGTTGCCGCTCACCGGCTTGCCCGATAGTGGGTTGATGAATGCCAGCCGGCCGCCGGTAATGAAGCGCACCTCGCTTGCTGTCTCGATAGCCTCCCGAAACCAGCCGACTGAGGTGTCAGCAGGCAGAAGCATCACGGTGCCGATCATGTTTTTGCTCTCTGCTTCCGCCTTCCTGACGAATGGCCCGATATCGCTATAAGGTGGGTTCAGCCATGCATAGCCGCCGCTTTCCACGCTATCGCCCCACGGAGTAACCAGCGTGTCCTGCTCGGCGCTGATGAACTTGCGGCAAAGCTTGTTTGTTGCAGATGCGGCCGCGTCCAGCTGGAACCAAAATTCTGCGTTCAGAGCCTCGAATATAGCGGGCGGAGTAGCCCACAAATCACGCTGCTCTGCCGGTGTTGAGGTAGCAAAGGTGTAATCCTGCATCATTCCATCCTCGTGTGACCGTAGCGGCCAATGTAGCGGCGATACTGCTCGCCAGTTTCCACAGGGAGGCGAGGGCCGGTGGTTTCCCATCGCGGCCTGAATGACGCCTCATAGTTGTCCTGCCAGACTCTATTAGCCCACAGCTCATCCATGAGCCGCTGTTCACGCTGCTGCTTGCTCTCGACCTCATATTGAGTGCCGAGTGTTTTATCCAGGTGCGCATACAGGCCAGCCAGCACCTCTTCTTTGGTGCCGGAGCGTTTTGGTGGGCGCAGATATCCCGCCCCGGGTGAAGAGGTGCTCATTGGAGACTCCGGTGATTAAATGGCGTGAATGCTGTGGCGCGGGAAAGGCAGTGTTACTGGTGCAAATGGAATTTCATCGTCGAATTCAGTTGGAGTACTCTGATTTCCCTGCGCTTGCTGAGGCGTTCCCCATCCACCTGGCTCGCCACCTTGCTGTTGGCGTGGTTGAGGCTGACGCTGTCCGCCGCTGGCGTGTTGTTGCTGAGCGCCGGCCTCCTGACGCCCGCCAATCATCTGCATGGTACCGCCTACACCGACCAGAACTTCAGTGGTGTACTTTTCAACCCCGGACTGGTCGGTCCATTTCCGAGTACGTAGTTTACCCTCAAGATAAACCTCAGAACCCTTACGAAGGTACTCACCAGCGACCTCTGCCAACTTCCCGCTCAGCACGACGCGGTGCCATTCGGTCTGTTCTTTCTGCTCACCGGTCTGCTTATCACGCCATTGTTCTGACGTGGCCACTGAAAGATTTGCGAATGCCGCACCCGAAGGTGCATAGCGCACCTCCGGATCCTGCCCAAGTCGACCGACGATAATCACTTTGTTAACGCCTCTGCTGCTCATGCTGCTGCTCCTGCTTGTTCAAGTTCATACTTCCTGATGTCGTAGACATCTTTCGCCTTAGCCTGATACTCAGAGCCGCGTAGCGTCCGCCACGCCTCTTCAAACATCGGCTTAAGAGATTCCAAATCCTGTGCCGACGAAGCGTCTACAACGAATTGTTTGAGCGCCTCTTCGCGCGGATCTGCGCCAGATTCCAGCCAGTTGAGCAACTGCTTGCCTGTCTGCTCGCTCAGCACTACCGGGTCGGCATTGCTAAACAGCTTTGTCCTGTCCTTGCTGGCGATTGCATGATGCGTTTCATGTCCGATATCCAGCACGGTAGTGAACTCGTACTCCACACCATCACGCTGCTCTGACTTCATCCCAAGCTTTGCGACCTTCTTGCGGCCGTTCTCTTCTACCTGAGCTGTTTCCGTCTTGCTGCGCATGGTGGCGATGATGTGCATTGGGGAGCGAAGAATTGCATCAAGGAACAGGCGGTGACGCGGGTTAATCTCACTCCATGCTGACCAGGAGTTCCCGCGAAACTTCGCCTTGGCGATGGTATCTACTAACTCCAGGCATCCCCCTACGCCGCTCCATTCATGCGTAATGCTGTCCAGCACCAACGTGTCATAACCCGCCTGCTCAGCAGCTGAAATCGCCTCAATGAATCTCTCTGGCGCGAATGGCGGCTCCAGCTCCAGCACATCAAAGTCAGCAACATCAGAGTAGAGAGAGGCGCTGCCTTTCTCTGTGTCCAGCACGGCAATGCGGCCGCCGATACCCTTGGCTACCAGCAATGCGCTGTAAGTTTTCCCTGAACCGCTGGGCCCGGTAAGTGCCAACCGTAGTCTGGCTTTCTTTCTCATGGCTTTTTCGAATTTCATGGTTTCATCTCTTAGTTAAAGTTACCGGCGAATTCATCCCAGCTAATTACCGGGTTGCGCCGTTCTGCATCCAGATTCACTGGCTGCTCATGCTTCTCTTCGGAATCGGCGATCACATCCTGCATCAGCCGCACAAACGCATCGTCATCCCATCGCTCTAACGCACTCATGCTGCCTGCTCCTGTGCGATGATGGTGTAGCCTTGCTCTGCCAGCCACTCCAGCACTACAGCGCCGTCGAGCTGCATCAGGACCTCACGGGTGTCTACAGTGCCGTCTAGCAACACGCCTTCCAACTCGACTACCTGATTGCGCTGGCTGTCGAGGTAGCCATGCACGCTGTCACATTTACATTTAATCTTCATAGCTCAACTCCTGGGTGAGCGAGGGCCGCCGCGTAGTGGCTTCCGGGGTGGAAATAGGGTGGGGTGGTGTTACTTGCCGAGGGCTTTGTTAATGGCGTCCTGCGATTTCTCAAGCGCCGAGTTCATTGCAGATGAGTTTCTTACGCCCCACAGCGTTGCAATAAACAAGCTTTGTAGGGCCTCCAACAACTCGGGCGCCGCGGCGATGAGGTTAGCGTTTGCAACTTCCTCCTCATCATTCGCATACCCAACATATTTCGCCACGATGGAAAGTCCTGACTCATCCCGAATCAGCAAATTCCCTTCGTTGCTTACAAACCACGGACCAGCCGTACCTTCAAACTTATCCATATCCACCTCAGTGCGTCAGCGGCAGCCCGCGACCGTTTAATAAGACCTCCACGAGTTCACTCTTGATGAGCGTCTTCTCATGGAGGGTGAATGCGTAAAGGCCCTTCTCGATGTTTGCTGATGAGCGCATAGTGCGCCCATTGTGCTTAATCAGAGTGCCGGGAAGGACTTCAGAGCGCGGCATCATTTGAGTGCCGTAGTGGCTATGCATCTGGAGCCTCCAGTTTTACGCCGGGGATTTTTCCTGCTGCGATGGCGTCGTAGATAGCGTGATAGTAATTTTCACCGGGTGGCACAGGGTTATCTTTGTGGCTAACCATTGCCTCTACGGCAGCTTCACGCTTACGCTCGGCTTCGGTGCGTATAGGACGGAATTGCAGGCTGCATGTTTGATAGCAATCCTCTGTTCCACCAAACGTTGTGAAAATGGTGTGGCGATAGGAGATAAATTTGATGGTGACTGGCATCCAGTCAGCCACCCTTTTGATTTCACACTCCACACCAACCGGCGGCAATCCCTGCCCATCCCACGCTACCGGCTTATTAACCAGCATCTCTTTGCTGGCAGCGAGAGCGGCTTCGTATTGCTGGCGATGAATGACAGCAGATTCGCAATCCTGTGCGCGCTTAAGATTAAATCCGTTTTTAACCCAACGCGTAATATCTCCGGATCTCCAAAAATGCCCTTCTCCGTCAGGATTAAACTCAGGCTCTTCGCCGAGTAATCCTTCCTGATAGAACCAAATGCTGCCATCCCCATCCTGAACAACACCGTCAGCTCCATGCGGCCAGCCGCCATGCTTATCCAGGTCGCGCACTAAAATCTCAATCAGCTTCATGCCTTCATCTCCGTTAAGTGACCGAAGCCAGCAACCTGCATCTGCCGGCGGGTGAGCTTTATCTTGTTGCGGGGCTTCTTTACATCAGTGAGCTTCCAGACATCTCCAGCCAGCGGTGTGACGCGATACAGCGTGTTGAGGTGGGTGACGGTCATCATGCCTCCGATTTCTTCACATCAAGCAAGCCAATGTCGTACATCGCCTTGGCTTCTTTGTGATTAACAAGTTGACCGTTTACCGTATTGGCTACATCGCTTACACGGCTTCCAGGCTCAAACCATCCGGTCTCTTTCTCCCTGTCAGAAAGCTCTCTCGTATCAAGACTGCTAATTTCTGAAGCCTCACAGACTGGGCAGTGATACGGTCCGCACTGGACAAGCCCGATACCAACATCCACATGGTCAGCTTCGCAGTGCTCATATTTGCAGTAAGGGCATATCGCCTCATCTGGATTCCAGATGCTTTTATGGTTCGTACTAAACTCATGCTTACCAATGCCGGTACTCATAATCATCTCCCCGCTTATCGCCGCGGCGCGGAACGTTGAACAATTAACTCGCGTGTCTGTTGCCAAAAAAGAAGCCCACCACATGGATGAGCTTTTGTTTGGGCAAAAAGAAACCCGCCGGAGCGGGTTAGTTCAGAAACTTGATATCGTGCGGCAGGAAGGTCTCAACCGTGCCGTCTGGAAGCTCCACAATGGCTACCGTCACATTACCCGGGCCAGCCTCAAACTCCTCGAAATCAGAGCCCCACTGGTGAAATAGTCCTTCGGTGGTGGACTCTCGCTTATTGCGTATGCTTCCGTTCATTTCCCAGGTTATTTTCTTGCACTCAACCTTACGCATATCCTTTCCCCTCTCTGTATAAGAAACCCGACCGGGCTAACCTTCGATTACCTTGTGAACCAGCTCAAAATCAAAGAACCAGGTGCGTGAAAGCTTTGTGTTTTTGACTAATTCAACCTGATAAAAGGGACCGTTTGGCATGATGCTCGCCACCGACACGCGCCCATCAGAAGTCAGGATTTCATCGCCAACACGAACCTCAGCAATAGGCGTGCCTTGAGTGATCATCTTTCCCCCTCATCCCCTGCGTCGCCGCTATGAAATATTTGGCTGTGTGGTGGCCGGTGCTGATCTCCGGCATTCGGTTTTACCCTGGTCGATGTTGCTTTCGAACCGAAAAGCCTTTAGGACTCTCACCTAAACAAGCGGCTACTATGACCGCACACCCAGGTGTTTTCTGCGCATCAGCCTGCGCATTCACCACACACCAAATACCTCAGTAAAGCCGCGCTAGGCGGCCTCACCACTTACAGGTTATCGTCGTAGAACTTTTTGACGTGAGCAGCAAACTTAGCCTCGTCAAATGACCCCGCGTCATTGTCACCATTTTCTAGCCACAGGGTACCGTCGCAGAACTGGCTGATGGTGATGTCCCCGAATGTGACAGAGTTTGCCACGCCGTCATTTGTGCTTGGATTGCTGTTAGTTTTTCCGAATTTCATATCTCACCCTCTGTTAGATTTGCCGTCAGCCCCTCGTGAAGAACTGCTGGTAAATCTGCCCCAACTTAGGGGGCAGTGGTTACATGGAAGCCCATTTGCGAGCGTTAGCGCGATTCATCAGAGCAAGCCGAGTGTGCAACGCGCGAGAATTTTCCCAACCGTTACGCTTGGCATTAGCTGCCCGGTCACGGTAATGCTTAACTTCTTCACGACACTCTTTTGCGAAAGCTTGGGTAATGCTCATATTTAACCCTCATTAGAAATTACGATTACTGTCAGCCGCTAAGGAGCTGCTGTTGAAATGCTGACGCCTGGCATCGCGTATCTGTCCCAGCTGATGCTCTGTAGCGCCTTTGTGATGCTTGCTGATGTGACACACCGGTGTGCGTGGGTCGAATACCTCACCGCACACCGGGCAACGAATGGCGTTTTTCATAAGCCGCCTCAGCGGGCTGTAACTTGCTTGGAATTGCGATGACCAGCTGCGAAGATGGCGACTTCTGGTAAGCAGCTTGCGCCGCCGCTTGTTGTATCGCGCAGACTGCCGAGCGAAGTGGCTCGCAGTACACGGTTGCTGCAATCTTCTGACAAGCGTGAAAATGCACGCTCTATCTTCTGGCAATACTCTTTGCGCTCGCGGTGCTCAGCTGCGCGTTTAGCCTTGTAACGCTGTCTTGAGTTCATATCAGTGTCCTCAGTAAGTGCTTGGGTGGTGTGGTCTGGAATCGAACCAGAGGTACAGCCGTAATGCCCGCGTCTGCCACTGCGCTACCACACCCCGAAGCACTTTCTTCGGCCTCCCCGCATCAGGGAGGAATCATGTTTTTAAAGAGCTTCACCATCCTGGTGAGCAGTGCGTCCTGCCGATGGGATAAAGATACAGATAAAACTGTATTATCGTCAACAGACAAAACTGTATTATTTGTTGTGAAAAACATAAATACCTGTAAATGAATGAGATTTAATTTTGTTCAGGCGAAAAAAAACCGGCTTTCGCCGGCTTTAATTGAGACAGGATTAGCGTTTACGTCGATAAATTCGGTGTTCAATCATCACGCCGAGGATAGTCATAGGGTGGTGATCGCTGTTCAGCACTGGGTAGTCATCATTGAGAGGCACAAGCTCGAAGTGCTGGCAGCCGCTCATATCTGTATAGGTCGGGCGATACTTTTTGAAAGTAGCCTGCTCGCCGCCATCTTTAGCGACTACGAATTCGCCTGGAGTTGGCTCCACTTCCGGATCAACGATGATTACATCGCCAGCTTTAAAATCAGGCTCCATAGAATCGCCTTCAATGCGCAGGGCGAAGCTGAACTCTGAAAGCTCAAGGTCAGTAAGAATGTATTCGAAATCGCCGTCAAAAGCCTCTATGGGCGTTCTGTCAGCCAGCGCACCGGCTTGCACGTAACTTATCAATGGAACCTTCCTGGTGTTCACCTCTGCTGCGCTCATAAACGCGCCGCCATTCATCAACCATGATGGATCGCAGTTAAGTGCTTTGGCAATCCCGACGATGTTACGCGGCTTGAGCGTTTTACCATCTTCAATACTGGCCCACGACTGTTGACGGATGCCAGCTCTTTCTGCGGCCTCAGTCTGTGTCAGTCCTAGCTCAGTTCTTTTCTGCTTAACGCGATCTGCAAGGCTCATATATCCCTCTGTTTTCTATCTCCCGATGTTCACAGTAAAAACTGTATTTGACAAACAGAAATAACTGTCGGAGAATACAGATAAAACTGTGGGGGTAGTAATATGGAAACGATTTCTCAACGCCTCAAACAAAAACGTGAAGAGATGAGCCTTTCTCAGTCCCAGCTGGCAGAGCTGGCAGGCATGAAACAGCAATCACTTCAGGCTATCGAGGCCGGGACAACTAAACGTCCACGTTTTTTGATTGAGCTGGCTCGCGTTCTTAAATGCGATCCGTACTGGCTGCAATACGGGGATTCTCAGGAAAAATCGCACTGAGTCTCCCCGGGTAAAACGAATTAAGAAGTACCGCTCTTTATCAATTTGGTAGCCAGCCTGTTACGGGATGGCAAAAACAACCGCATCAATGGATGCACATTAACTAATTCAACCTAAAGGAATTATCCATGAAGGATCACGCAAGTTACAGCAAACCAAGTCAGCGAGACGTAGACCGAGCTGAAACAGATTTACTTATCAACCTATCAGCGGTCACTCAGAGAGGCCTGGCGGAGATGGTGGGGTGTCATGAATCGAAGATAAGCCGGACAGACTGGCGCTTCATAGCGGCCGTTCTGTGCTCGTTTGGAATGGATTCTGATATCAGCCCTATCAGCAGAGCTTTCCATCACGCATTGAAGGTTATCACCAATGAAAAAGCGCCCAGCTGCGGGAACAGCATGGACGCTTAAGACACTGTGTTTTGCCAACAACAGTAGAGGTAATTATGACAAAACCCCTCTGTCCTGACCAGGACAAATTACACAAAAACATTATTCGTGATCGCTATCTGTCCGGTTTCAGCCAGCCTGGTCGATTTCGGGCTGAGTGGGAAAGGGTCAAGAAATTAATCAGAGGTAAGCATCATGAGTAACGTTCTCCGCATATCTGATTTTAAAGGGTCTCAGCAGCCCATGGAGAAGCCTCAGACATCAGGGCAGGGGTTAGTATTCCTGCACCGTAAAATACGTGAATTACCTTTCTACAGGACGGATAGCGAGGCAGTGCATCTCTGGATTCATCTCATCATGGATGTGAACCCTTCACCGGCAATCGTCACCACCGAATTAGGTGAATATCAGGTGCAAAGGGGACAAACGATTACCGGACGGCACACACTGGCAAGAGAGACTGGACTTGAACCAGATCGCATCAAGTATCTGCTCAACAAGTTCGAAAAAATGGGAATGATCACCAGACAGGCTAACAAGAAATTCACCCTGTTAACGGTCACAAAATATGACGATTATCAGCAATTTTTTGTGCCAACAGAATACCAACAGAGTGCCATCGCAAACCCGCAGCCAGCAAGGGCTAGCGATGAGGTTGTGCCAACAGAGTGCCAACAGAGTGCCACAAAGAAGTTATTAAATAATAACTCATTAGGTAAACCTAATGAGTGTGCAACTCGCAGCGAAAATCCAGTGGCTGAAAAGCCAAAGCCTGCTAAGCCGAAATTATCCTGTGACGAAGTCTGGCAATGCCTGAAAGACGAACTTCCAGAAGCCAGGGGATGGAGAACTCTGACTGATGAACGTCGTAACCTGATTCGCACGTTCTGGGCTAAGGCCAACAAGATTGCCCGAGAGCTGGATGGTCAGCCACTCGACATGGAAGGCTTCCGGGGCTACCTCCAGTACATCAGCGGAAACTGCCGATGGATGCTGGAAGACCGGCCTGACCAGAAGACCGGTAAGACATGGCGTCGCATGAAGTTCGACAGCTTCCTGTCTGCGAAGCTCTACATCGAAGTGCGGGAGGGCGACAAGGATGACCGCTGATTACATCACCCCGCCAAACAGCATTGAGTCAGAGCAAAGCGTACTCGGTGGCATGCTGCTCGATGACGATAACAGCGAGCGCGTGCAGAGAGTCCTTTCGATGCTCAAGCCTGAATCGTTCTACACCCGTCCGCATCAGATTATCTACGCGGAGATGGTACAGATGTACCGGGCGCAGAAGCCTGTCGACCTGCTGACGTTGTTCGATGTTCTGCAAAGCAAGGCGCTGGCCGACTCAGTTGGTGGGTTCGCTTACCTGGCTGAGCTGTCCAAGAACACCCCCAGCGCCGCCAACATCGTTGCTTACGCCAGCCGCGTGCGTGAAACCGCGATGGAGCGCTACGGCATCCAGCGCATGACAGAGGCAACCGAGCTGATGTACGCCCGCAACGGGATGTCTGCTGCTGACAAGTTTGAGGCGGTGCAGAGCATCTTCACGCAGATCGCCGACCACGCAAAGACAGGCAGCCGAAAGGGGCTTCGTACCTTCCAGCAGGCAGTGGCTGACTGGTCAGATGGTTTCGAAGAGCGCATGAAGCCTGATGGCAAATCTCGCGGTCTTACTACCGGCATCCCGTCTCTTGACGATCTGCTGGGCGTTAAGCGGATTGTTCGCGGCAGCCTGTTTGTCATCGGCGCAAGACCGAAGATGGGCAAGACAACGCTCTACACGCAGATGGGCATTAACTGCGCCACCGTAGAGAACGAGCCAGCCCTGATGTTCTCTCTCGAAATGCCAGAAAGCCAGATGGTCGAGAAAATCACCGCGCAACAGAGCCGATTGTCTCCGAACGTGTTCTACCCGGACATGCAAAAAGACGATTACGGCTACCGTGGAGACTGGAATAACGACATCGGGAAGGCCACTCAAATCATGGGTGCGCTAATCGACACAGGAAACCTGCTTGTCGACGACACTCCCGGCATTACCCTGGCTCATATCGTTGCAGAATCCCGCCGCATTAAGCGCGAGAAAGGGAAGGTAGGCATGATCCTTGTTGACTACCTGACGCTCATGACCGCAGACAAGGCGGAACGTAATGACCTGGCATACGGCCTGATCACCAAAGGCCTGAAGATGCTCGCCAAAGAGCTTGATTGCGTCGTGGTGCTGCTGACACAGCTTAACCGAGAGCTGGAGAAGCGCCCCAACAAGCGACCACTACCGAGCGACTCCCGCGATACCGGGCAGATAGAACAGGACTGCGATTACTGGCTGGCTATCTACCGCGAAGGCGCTTACGACGAGAACGTCAATCAAAGCGAAACAGAGCTACTTCTCCGCCTCAACCGCCATGGCGAAACCGGCGTCGTTCACTGCGAGCAGCGCAACGGCATCATCTACGACATCGATCAGGAAAGTGCTCAGGCTCGAGCTGCTGAGCGCCAGACAAAACCGAACAAAAAAGGTGGTTTCTAATGAAACGAATCTCCTACCTTCAGCAAATTATTACCTACATCAGCCAGCATCCAGGTTGCCACTCAACCGACATCATCGCCGGTACAGGCCTGAATAAATCAACCGTCAATGGCACGCTTAGCAGGCTCGTAATCGACCAGCGCGTTCGCCGGGAAGGATTTGAGAAGCAGTATCGCTATATCGCTGTAGATAAGCCAGCTTCAGTTGGCAGGACAAAGCCGGAGCCAAAAGCAGAAGGAGTAAACCTCCACGCCATGTTTAACAGCCTGCTCATGGCAGCCCGGGAGAACAGAGCATGAACGAAGCACGCAACACCCGAGAAATCATCAACGACTGTTATCCAGAATTTCCGGAGACCATCCTCAACGCTGAGCTCTGCCGCGCCATGGCCCGCATCGAAGGCCGCAGCATCAAACAGGCACTGAAGGCATTCGCCCGGGAACGTATCAGCAAGGTCGAATCTAAGCCGCTCAAAGGGGCGCTGGAGCAGATGGCTACCAGTATGTTCCCTGAGACTGAGATAGCCCGTATTCGCGCCTGTGTAGGTCGCATGGAGTCGGCACTGGTCAAGACATTCGGAGTGAAGAGAGCATGAAGAAACTCACGAAGGCCCAGCTCAGTTTCCTCATCTCCATCCACAAAGGCGCAGTAGAGCGCAACTCACTAAACGTCACAGCAAACAACTTAAACAAACTAGGCCTGCTCAATTACTCCTACCCAAAACGTCAGTGGTACATCACAGCAGCAGGCATTGAGCAGATTAGCAAGGGGGAAGCATGAGCACGGTAAAACGAGAGAGCAAGTATTCGAAGTTGGACGAGGCCATTCTTGCAAGGCTTTCAACCAGAGACACAAGCTTCTTCCATGAAATAGCCAGTGCAGAAGTTAACGCCATTGCCGAAGCATCAGGATCGACAAAATATCCGGCGCAAATCATCGACCGACGCCTTCAGGCTTTAAAGAAAAAAGGTTTGATAGTCAGAGTGCTTGGCAGTGGCTGGGCGTTAGCAGAGGGAGATATGCAATGACCGACGTAAAAATTTACACCATCACCTCAGATGACCTGTCACCACCTATTCATGGTGAGGGATTCTGCACCGACATGGTCAGGCACAGCGACTATGCGGCGCTGGAGGCGCGATTGAATCAGATGGCGGCGGAGAATGCGGGGCAGCGTGAGCGAGAGCAAAAAATAATTCAGATTATCAACAATGCCGACAACAACTACTGCATGTGCGGTGAGGCTATGGAAACTCACGGTCACGGCGGGTGCGGTCATCCAACAGGGATGTTTGACTATCACTACGAAAAGTGGCTTGAGTCATCACCAGAAACCCCAGCGTCCGACGCCTGGCAGCGCGAGCAGATGGCTAAGGGTGTTGATGCTGCTGTTGCTCATGTATTCAAAGACGGCGTGCCGAATAACAGGATGCAGTTTATTGCGCGTATGACAGAGTTTGCAAACCAGCTGCGCAACGGGGAGGCTGTATGAGCGACAAATACGCAGCGCTGAAGTCACGCATTGAAAAAGCGCTTGAAGATTTCACCAATGGCAGAGCATCCATGCACGTCCCGGTAATGGATACTGACGTTGATATGGTGCTCTACGATTGCCTCGAACTGCTGGCAGAGCGTGATGCTGATAAGCGGCGGATAGCTGAGCTAACTGCTGAGCGTGACGCCCTTCGCGAGGGTGAAATGGGCGATGCAAAACACAGTAACACTCGTGCCGCGGCGGATATCTATTTCCAGTTGGTCGAGGAATGCGAAATTCCGGCCGGTGGTTCACTCGTTGAGCATATCGATGACATGCGCCAGCGCATCGCGGAGCTGAATAAAGAAAATAAGGATGGCAAGCAAAATGGATAGAAAATTTATTTTGTCTAATTTGGTTTACCAGCCGGCAAGCGGATCATTCAGATGGAAGAAAAGGTCAGGAGGAAAGGCAACCAGAGGTCGGCTTGCTGGATGTGTAAATTCCAGCGGTTACTTATGCATTAAGGTCGCCGGGAAAAACATGACCGCGCATAGGATTGCTTTTTATTTAGTACATGGCTCGCTTCCTGAAGAGGTCGACCACATAGATGGAGATAAACTTAATAACTCAGCAAAGAACCTTCGTGCAAGCTGTAAATCGCAAAATCAACACAATTCAAAACTTCGCGCTGATAATTCAAGCGGAGTAAAGGGCGTGCATTGGGATTCAAAAAACAACCTATGGGTTGCATCCGTCAGATGTTCCGGTGTTAGGCATAACTGCGGAAGTTATAAAAGTAAATTTGACGCCGCCTGCGCTGCTTTCTCAATGAGAAACCGGATGCATGGTGAATTTGTCAACCATGGCGCTGGCATCAGCCTGAAGATTGAGGGGGAGTGATGGCTAACGAAACAGCAGTCTGGGATATCACTCTTCATACAGAGTGCCCTAATTGCGGCGAGTATTTTGACATTATCCGTGTTCAAGACGATTTCTGGACCGAAGCCCGCTATGGCGCTTGTGAGCATGGAACGCCAGCAACGACGGGAGTCGAAGTCGAATGTCCTAATTGTGAACACGAATTTAAAGTCGACTTCGATTATTGAGGACTAACCCATGACACTGAGCAAAGAAACGATTGGCAACGTAATAGGAAAGCTTGAGCTCTTCGCACAAAACTTAAAGTGGACGGATGTACGTGGTGCACAGGACCTACTGGCAGCTGCCGAAGGATTACGCGAACTGCTGGATCGCCGGGAGCGGGATAAGCAGGAGCCTTACGGGTACGTGCACCAAAGTTTGTACGAAGAGTGTGGTAGCAGCGGTCTAAGCAATGACCACGAAGCCTACCGTGATGGTAGTACGACGCACATCCCTCTATACACCGCGCCGCCAGCGCCGGTAGTTCAGCTAGTGCAGGTGCAAGATGAACGAGCGAGCTATGAAGCGTTCGTTGAGCAGCGTCTCGGTGATTGTGTTGACCGTCGCCGCGCTAAGAATGGTGATCAGGAATACATGGCGTGGGACATGGCGATGGGGTGGATTGTTTGGCAGGGCCGCGCCGCCATGCTCAAAGGAGACCAGCCATGAGCGAATTCGACAGCAAGGCTTTAACCTCAGCGCGCGAGGTTCTGGCGCTGACCAGGCAGGAGCACATCGGCGGTGATGCCCAGCTGCTCGCCAAAATCCAGCTCCTGTTTGTGGATGCCATGGAGTATGCCGCGCCTCAGTCGTTCGGTAACTCCGAACAACTCGAACCTGTAAGCCAGACCTACACGTTGCGCGATGGCCTAGCAGCAATCCGCAAACTGGGCCCAATCGACGCCGAGAAGATTCAGGCGGAGCGAGACGCCCTCAACTCTCCGGTGATTCCGGATGGAGGCAGAAATGAGTAGTAATACCGCCTGGGGCCAGATGATGTCCCGCTGTTATGACCCCGCCCACCCTAAATATGAAAGGTACGGTGGTCGAGGAATCAGGGTGTGTGATAGATGGATATGTAGAAGGCTGTTTCTTGAAGATATGGGCGAGAGACCAGCAGGAATGTCTCTTATCCGTAACTCTCATGAAGTGGATTATTGCCCAGAGAATTGCCAGTGGCGGCCTTACAAGCAATACATCAATGGTCAAGCAGTGGAGGTTAAAAAAGAAGTTGAGATAACAAAGGAGCTTCTTGAAGAAATGTTCACTTATCGAGATGGAGAGCTTTACTGGAGGGTTGACAGAGGCAACGTCAAGGCTGGGCAAAAAGCAGGGGCGCTAAACAGGAGAGGGTATATTCAGCTGTGCCTTCTCAACAAGCACCTTCTTGCACACAGGTTAATATTTCTCATGCACCATGGTTATCTTCCTCCTGAAATTGATCACATAGACTCCAATCCATCAAATAATAAAATAGAGAACCTCAGAGAGGCCACTCATGAGCAAAACATAGCTAACGTTGGACTCAGGGTAACCAACAGCTCTGGCTATAAAAATGTCAGCTTTGATGCGAAAAAGAAAAAATGGAAAGTTTCGATGAGAGTTAACAAAACCACTTACCATGGTGGCTCATTCTCCAGCATCGAGGACGCGAACCAAAAAGCAATCCAGATGAGAAATGAACTCAGCAGGGAGTTCGCAAACCATGGGAGGTTGGTGTAAAATAGAGATTGCCAGAGCCTGAACAACTCTGGCAAATCGGCCCGAACAGCCTGACTCGTGTGTCATAGATGAGAACATATCTATGACGCAACTGAACGCAACATCTCTCCTTTCACAGATGCTTAACGGCACCTGCGATTTTCTGCATTCTGCGTTACCTCCCGGAGGTGGCGTATGAGCCTGCACAAAGACGGCGTCCGTCTGCACAAGTCAAACTTTAACGCTATCGGTCAGCAGATACAGCCCATTCTGGAATCTGGAGATTGCTATCGCCTCATCATCAAACCATGGAAAGAAAAGCGCAGCCTTTCACAGAACTCGCTTATGTGGCTGTGGAATAGCGACGTAGCCACTGCAGTTAACCTGCACTCCTCCAGCAATCTCACCGAGGAAGACCTTCACGAATTCCTGAAGGATATGTTCTGTCCAGCCAAGCCGGTAACAGTGCTCGGCATCACCAAGATGGTGAAGTCCACAAAGCTACTCGACACCGAAGAAATGACCTTCTACCTCCGCCGCATCGAAGTCTGGTGCATCGAGCGCGGCATCAAACTGCGGATCCCCGCTAACTCCGAATACCACGCAAAAGGACATGAAAACGTATGAGCATCTATCAACGCATCAACGGCGCTGACTGGCGCAATATCTGGGTAGTCGGCGATCTGCATGGCTGCTACACCAATCTCATGACCCAGCTTGGCAAGGTGGATTTCGACCCGGCGCAAGACCTGCTTATCTCCGTTGGCGACCTCATCGACCGCGGCACCGAAAACGTGGAGTGTCTGGATCTGATTACTCAGCCATGGTTCCGGGCCGTTCGTGGAAACCATGAGCAGATGATGATTGATGGTCTGTCAGCGCACGGCAACGTTAATCACTGGGTGGCAAACGGCGGCGGCTGGTTCTTCTATCTGGACTACGACAAAGAGATTCTGGCTAAGGCTCTGGCTCACAAAGCCGCTGAGCTCCCGCTGATCATCGAACTGGTAACCGGCGACCGGAAGGTGGTCATCTGCCATGCCGACTATCCCCACAATGAATACGCATTCGATAAGCCTGTCCCGGAGGAAATGGTCATCTGGAATCGTGAACGTGTCAGCGATGCGATGGATGGCGTTGTTAGTGAAATCACTGGTGCCGATCTGTTTATCTTTGGGCACACACCGGCGCGTAACCCACTCAAATATGCCAACCAGATGTATATCGATACTGGTGCCGTATTCTGCGGAAATTTAACGCTGGTGCAAGTGCAGGGTGATTCACATGCCTAATCCCCCCCGCCGCAAATGCAAGGTGTGCAGCGAATGGTTCATTCCGGCCTACGCCAATATCCGTTGGTGCTGCCCTGAGCATGGCACTATCTACGCTCTCGAACTCCGCGCAAAGGAGAAGGTGAAAGCTGAAGCGCGGCGCATCAAGGCGCAGAAGGAAGAGCGGCAGCGCTTGGCAGAGCGACGCAAAGAGGTGAAGCCATTACGTCACTGGGTGCAGATGACTCAGAGAGCAGTCAATGACTATCGCCGCGAGCTGCTTCTTTCGCAGGGGCATGGCTGCATCTCCTGCGGAACCATGACCGCGCCGGTCTGGCATGCCGGGCATTACCGTACCACCGCCGCCGCCCCACAGTTGCGCTTCACAGCAGAAAATATATGGCTCCAGTGTCCATCCTGTAATGTGCACAAGTCAGGAAACATCGAAGCATACAGGACTGCTCTCGTCGAACTGATAGGCGAAGAGAGAGTGCAGGCGCTGGAATCCAACAACGAAAACCACCGTTACACCCGAGAAGAACTGGGTCGCATTCGTGCTGAAGCCAGAGCCAACCTTCGCGCCATCAAAGAGGAGTGCGCCGCATGAGCATCGAAACCATTTACCAACTCGGCTACGTGGCCCTCATCGTCGCGCTAGTGTGTCGCGACTTCCTGTACAGCCGGAGGGTGGCGCAATGAGCACAGAAACAGAGATCGAATTGGGAAAAGTAGTGGCTTTCCCGACAAAAAAAGATGACCTGCAAGATGGTTTAGTTATTCAACGTGAAGGTCGAAAAGTTCTCTGTATGCATGACAAGGTGTGGGTAAACGATAAAGACCGCACATTACGATGCCGCAGATGTGAAGCACTTATCGAGCCTTTTGATTTTCTGATGACGCTTTGCGACCAGGAGTCTCGGTACTGGGAAAGTGTTAAGCATCTTCGCCGTGAAGAAAAGCAGCGCCGCCAGAATATCGAGAAGCTAATTCAGATCGAGAAGAACGCCAAGTCACGGATTCGCCGCGCTGGGGATAAGTCACCGCTACCTCTCTGGCAAAACGAGAGGGTAGAAGAATGAACCGACCCGACATCGAGCGCTATCAGCGTGAATCCATCCTCCGCGCCGGATTCGACATCAACCGACGCGGCCCCGGTGGCACAGCACAGCAGATTATCCGCAACAGTGAGCGCCGCAAGGCAGAGAGAAAGCAGAAGGCAGGAGAGACAGCATGAAGAGTGAAGCACTATCTCAATTAGCGACGATTTTGAGGAAGTCAGAGCTAAAGAAGCGCTATCTGAAGCCGGTGCAGTTAATCACGCCGCTGCAATCAGCGTGGGTGCGCTGCCTGCTGGATGTATGGGGCAGTAAGTACGGCGGAAGAGTAGGGCCAGAGACGGCCAAATCCTCAGTTATCGGACGCCTGATGATCCGCAATAACTGGAGCGACAAAGACTCTGAGCGCATCTTCAAAGTGGTTACCGACCTCCACGCGCAGGGCTATAGCGGGACCGAGTTATTCATCAAGGCTCAGCAAATCGTATTACTCAACGACAAAGTAGGCTCTCTTCTGGAACGCGCCAACGAACAGGAAGATGCCGATCTGGTAGAGAAGGTAATGTGCAGCCTTTTCACAGCTGACAACCCGATCCGCGCTGTAGCTATTAAACATTACTGTGAGCGCAAGTGCTCGCAACATATCGCTGCTGACCTGGTGAAGATGACGGGAATGGATATCGAAAATGCAAAGACTCGCATCAGGTGGTGCAGACAGCTTCTGGAAGCTTCCGTATTTCACGCTATCAGGCAGGAAATTGACGTCATTCGTCACGATATTGCTGCTTAAATGCAAAATATTGCAAAAATAACTTGAAAACGTCACCTGAAGATATTACATTTTGTGTATGCTCGGACGTCAAAGGCGAAAGAGCAGGTTGATGGAGAAAATGAGGCGGCAACCATCAACGATCCCGCCTAGTTGGTCTAGCTTCGTGTTTGCGAAACGACTCCAACCTTACCGGCTGAGAGGTCGGTGCCAATTCAAGCCACTGGGTAACGCCGGTGGCTTTTTTATTAAATAAAAAACTCTCATCGCCAGCCTTCGAGCTGGCTTTTTGCTTTGCGCCAGAGAAGCTTTGCTATCTCGATTTCCCGGCGCTTTCTTATTCTCAATACGCAGCCGGATAAGCCAGATGGTGGATAACAGCTTAATTACAGGCATTCTTGCCCTGGTGGGTGGCGGTGGGGCGCTTGCCCTTTTTTGGAAGCCATTGGCTGCGGCTCTCGGCTCGTTGATTATCAACAACCGGGCTGGCGGTGAAATCATCACCAACTACAAGGAGCAGGTTAGTCAGCTTAAGGCTGATAAAGAAAAGCTCGAAACAGAAAACAACCAATTGAAAGAGCGCAGGGAAAAAGACATTGCGAGAATAACGCACCTTGAAAACGACATCCGTCTGATTAAGACGTCGCTCCGAATGCTGATTGCTATCACCGGATCTGGTTTAGATGATGCTTTCAAGGGGCAGGTTGATTCAATGCTCGCCAAACTCGATGGAGAGCCAGATGAAAACTAAAAGCTTTTTTGAAAAGCACAGGGGGAGGTTGTTGCTGGGTGGGGTGTTCCTGCTTGTCTGCGCAATCTTTAGCCTGATGACCGTAGCTTTTATCTACTCAAACAACAATATCCGAGCCGAATACCGAGACATTGCTGATAAGCGTGATGAGAAGGTCGAGAAACTGACCGAGCAGGTCGGGACACTGCAAAAGAAACTCGACGCTATCCCTGAGCGCACCGCTGAAAAGACAGCCGATAAGGTTAAGACCGTAGTGAAAGAGGACGAGAAGAAATGAGCCAGATTATCCCGATCCTCAACCATGAAGAGGGCTATCGAGAGAAGCCATACATTGACACTGAGGGATATCCCACAGTAGGTATTGGTATCAAGATTGGCCCAAAAGGCGCAGCGCTGAAGTATTACACCTTCACCGTTCCGCGTGCTGTTGGTGATTTGTGGGCGCAGACGTTCGTTGACGGCATTAGCCGCGAATGCCGCAGCAATCCATCAATCTACGCGGCCATGCAGAAATGCAACCCGGCGCGGCAGGACATCCTCATCTCGATGGCCTATCAAATGGGCGTGGCCGGTCTGGCTGGGTTCAAGAATACGCTGGCGCTTATCGCCGCTGGCAAGTTCACAGAAGCTGCTAACGGAATGCTTAGCAGTAAGTGGGCTAAGCAAACGCCTAACCGCGCCCAGCGGCACGCCGAAGTTATGCGTACCGGCACTTATGACATCTACAAGGGCCTCATTTGATGGACGCGTTTAGCATGCTCCGTGGCTCTGCCGGCACTATCTCCCTGAGCCGCACACAGGCCGCTATCGCCTTCCTGGTGTGCTGTGGCGTCATTATCTGGCAGGCGTACCAAAACACCTTATCGGATGTCACCTTCGGGCTGTTCTTCGGATTCTCTACGGCTGGCTATATCGGTGCCAAGTCGATTGCCGCCAATAAAGACATCAAAGAGCAGCAGATTGATAAGGGTATCGCGCCGGAGGATAAGCCATGAGCATGGAGTTGATCATCACTATCGGCGCTGCGCTCGTGGGTGTCATCGCTGCAGCTTTCGGCTTCGGCCATTCCAAAGGCAAGTCCAAAGCTGAGCAGAAAGCCACTGAGCGCGAGACTGAAATCAAGCTAGAGGCAGAGCAGGCAGTAAGAAAGCGCACCGAAACCGTCAGCAAAGAGGCATCCGATGTCAAAGATACTGTTTCCCGTATGCCTGGCAGCGCTGTTGACGACGAGCTGCTCCGTGACTGGACCAGAAAGGATTGAGGTGGTGGACACGGCCTGCTCGTGGGTTAGCCCTATCATCCTCACCCGGGCAGACGTCCTCACGTTAAGCGACGAGACGAAACGCGCCATCCTGACCCATAACAAGACATGGAAAGCTAACTGCCAGCAGGAAGCCAAATGAGTTCTTACTCCATCTACAACATCATATCCGGCATGTGTATCGGCGCATTAATCGCAACGTGGGTTTATAACTGGCTCATGCAAAGGCAGGAACGCCGTCACCGCGAAGAAATCAGGAAGATGCAGCGTGAGGTTGTGATGGAGATTAAAAGCGCTCACAAGCTCAATTAGAGGCCTCGCATTAGCGGGGCTTTTTTGTAACCAAAGAGGTCATTAATTATGAACGACCAGCAAATTGAAAAGGAAATCGTAGCCAAAGGCAAAACAGCGCCGCGAGTTACCCCTGATCATATCCAGTCACTCATCACTGGAGAGTATTACTTCTCAGCTGAAAATGGCGTGAATGGAAATATCCATAAGCAGGATGAGTTAACACGTCTTACCGGTTATCACGGCGAGCTCAAGCTTCTGAGCTTCTGCGTTCTGGTGCTTAAGAATGGATTCACCGTCACTGGTGAAAGCGCCTGCGCCAGCCCGGAAAACTTCGACGAAGAAATCGGGCGCAAGATTGCACGGCAAAACGCCGTCAACAAAATCCGGATGCTTGAAGGTTATCTTCTGAAAGAAAAGTTAAGCCAGAATTAGCCATTACAAAGCGTCTCACCCGGGGCGCTTGAATCACATCGAGGAAAAAGCATGTTCGCAACTCAAGGTTTTGACGATCCGGTTAATTTCCGCAACGAATGGGATAAGGCAACCCAAGGCCGTTGACCACTGCAAAAGCCATTCACTGAGTGGCTTTATCAATGGTTAAAGGAGGTCTCGCAGAGAGCCCGCCATCGTCAACGGATTTGTCACGCTCGCTACAGAGGATGGGCAGTGGCTCTATTTCACGCCGAGTGATGTAAAGCGCATCGTATATGTGCCTGACACCAAAACAGAGGAGCAACCGAATGGCGACGTGCAATCTGACGCTCCAACTGAAGACCAGGTGGTGGCTTCCGATGTACCTAAAGACGCTGAAGCTGTTCTGCCTGATGATGCAGCGTGAACCAGATTACGAGAAGGTCTCAGCATTCATCGTTAAGCATGGTATCAGCCAGAAGCTGGCAGTTGAGCATCTAAAGAAATAACGGAGTAAAGAATGGCACTCACCGACAAACAAGAAATGTTCTGTCGCGAGTACCTCATCGATTTAAACGCTACGCAAGCGGCTATTCGGGCGGG